GGTTATCCACACAGAAAAAATTTTAAAATTTCAGAAAATTATATTAACCCCCGATTACTTAGGAAAGCTATGGATGAAATTAAGAAAACCTATATAAAACGGCTTTACGGAGGAGGATTGATTGCACTTGGAGCTTTCTTTTTGATTGAGCATGTTTACAGCTGGGGATTTGATTGGAATGACTTTCTCGGACACGAATACTTAGGGATTTACTTGATTCTGATTGGCTCTGCTTTAGGGATTTGGGCTAATAAAGGAGCTAAGAAGGGAAAATGATGCACCTAGACCAATGGCAAAAAGAGATTATTGCGGATGAGACTAGCCATATTCTATTAGCCAAAGGGAGAAGAATAGGAGCAACCCACACTTTTGCGATTAAAGCTGTAGAATGGCTTAAGACTCACCACAACCCGCACCCAAGCAGCCAAATTGTCTGCTCTTCGATTACAGAAGACCAAGCCCAGTTAATTATTGCCTTTGCCACGAATTACGCTCAGAAGAATTGTCCAGCTCTCATAGGAAAAGGAAAAGACAAACCCACTTTAAACCGACTTATTCTAAAGGTCAACAAAAACAGAAGAATTTTGCTTGCAAAACCTGTAGGTTCAACAGGAGCTTCTGCTAGAGGTTTTGAAGGACAGGTTTTAATGGTGGATGAGGGGGCATTTCAGCCTGATATTTTTTGGGATGCAGCTAAACCTATTCTAGCTACTACAGGGGGACGAATTTGGACTTGGGGAACTTTTAACGGCAGACAAGGATATTTTTGGAACAATTATGAAAAATCAAAGATTAAGCAGGAACCAGATGCAAGATTTAAGGTTTGGGAGAAAAACACAGAAGAAGTTTTAGTTGAAAGACCAATTAGTGAGAGTTGGACTGAAACACAAAGGGCTGGACTTGCAAAACATCTCCAAGAAGAAAAATTGGATATGTCTGACAAGGTTTATGCTCAGGAATATCTTGGAATTGCAGCTTTAGACAAAAATCAGCTCTATCCTGATGACTGGATTGAGAAAGTTTGCTGTTTAGATGAACATGAGCCAGTAGGAGCTGGAGGAGAGTTTTACGGGGGTTTTGATTTAGCAAGAATGGGCGGAGATTCTTTTACAGCAGAGATTATAAAGAGAATTTCAGACACAAAGTTTATCCAAGCAGACCACTACACAAGAAAACTACTTTTAACAACAACAAACGAGGAATTAATTAAGGAATACACTTTGAAATGGAAATGTCAGAAATCAGGAATTGATGCAGGTTCAGGAACGCTTGGAGTTTCAATTTATGACTTTCTCCAGAAAATTCCATACTTCAAAAAGATTATTATTGCAATGAACAACAGAAGCATCTCAATAAACAATGAAAAAGGAAAACTTAGATTATTTAATGAAGACTTGCACGATAATTTAAGGAGCATGGGAGAGAAAGGAGAGATTAAACTTTTTAACAACACAGAAATCAAAAACTCTTTAAGGTCTGTGCAATGGGATTATGTGGAGGATTCTCATGGGCTCACAAAAGTCAGAATTTACAGCAGATTTGGGCATATTGCAGAAGGATTAATTAGAGCTGCATATCTTGCTAAAAAGGAAAAAATTAAAAACATCGACATACTATCTTTTTAAATGGCTTTCACATTCTCAACATCTGGAGCTGCAATAAAAACTGCAGGAGCTAATGTTAATTCTACAATAATTGCTGATTCTGCGCAGTTAGATGATTGGAGTACTAAAGTTGAAAATGATATTTGTGTTCAGGCAAGATATGACTGCATTACTAACTATGCTTTATTAACAACAAACGGAAAATCAATTTTAGGACAGCTTGAAGATGCAATGATTGCTCAAAAGATTATAAATTATGAGCCTGAAGCTATAGGAACTATTGGAGCAGCTTTAAGATTAAATTTTCTTCAAAACATAGTTTCTCAAGGAATGACTAAGATTGATGACGGAAAATTCAAAAGTTACTTGACAATACCCTCTTAAAAAATGGAAAAATACACAACACAAGAATTGAAAGCAAAAGATTCACTTTTAAAACCAGAAGAACAAACTGGAGAAGCTAAAAAAATTGAACTTTCCAACGACGCTTTTGCTGTTTGTGAGTTTATAGAATCTTTAATAAATAAAATCGAGCATGCAAGATTAAATTCAAAAAAATGAGCGAGCCAAAATTAATTCCAGAACAGTTTGTAGCGCAAAGCAATTCAATAGCAAGCTACAATTATAACGATATTGCAGAAGGAACTGGAATTGTAATTTTTAACGGCTTTGCTATGACTGCAAGCACAGGAGAATCTTATGCAGCAAGTCAAAGCTCTTTTTATAGCGACCCTTTAGAGAGCGTATGCAATAGTGGAATGGGCTCAACAACAGTAACCATTAATTTTGATGTTGCTCCGTTTAATCTGCCTAAAACCATTAAAGGGATGGGTTATATTGATGGTTCTTGGGCTCTTAATACAGCAGCAGGAAATTCAATTACAGGAAAGATAACTTTTACAATACAAAAATGGGACGGAACAACAGCCACAGACATAGGCTCAGTTATAACTGAAACTGTTTCTTGCTCTGGATTATTAACAAAAAGACAAAGTTTTATGCTTGGTGTAAATTTAACTCAAACACATTTTAAAAGAGGAGAAATTTTAAGGTTGCAAGCTGCCTTAACTGCGACTTTTGTGGGAGGAGTAGGCGGCTCAGTTTATCTAGCTCACGACCCTATGAATAGAGACGCAACTTATATAACTCCAGCTGCAACTTATCACACAGACTTAAATTTTTACATTCCCTTTAGATTAGAGGAGATAGGATATTAAAATGTCAGACTTAAGACTAGGAAACTCAAGCGCTACTGATTTAACTAATGAGGTGCCTGATTATGAAGTCTCTTGGAAAACTACCGACGGAGGATTTACACAAAAAGAGAATAAATGGAATAATCCTTATGCTTCTAAATATTATGGCTTTTATTATGGGGTTGGAGAGTATAGAGCTGCAATAAATGCATTTTCTACTTGGGTTATTGGACAAGGCTATGAATTAATAACTCCAAACACAAATTTAGAAAATATTAACGGCTGGGGTGAGGATACATTTCAATCAATTATCTGGAATCTAATTTGTGTCAAGAAATTCAATGGAGATTCTTACGCTGAGATTGTGAGAAACGATAAAGGAACTTTAATTAATCTTAAAGTTTTAGACCCTAGAAGAATAACACACATCACAAATGGAGAAGGAATTTTAATCGAATACGAATACAGACAAGCCAATGGAAAAATTATAAAGTTTAAAACTTATGAAATATTACATTTTTGCAACGATAGGATTTTAGATGAGCCTCATGGAACTTCTGTCACGAGTGCTGTTGAATGGGCTATAACAAAGATACAAGAGGCCCGTGAAGATTATGCAAGATTACAACATACTTCATCTGTAAGAATTTTCTTTGTAGATGAACAAGATACAACAAGACAAACGACATTAAAAACTCAGTATGCGACTGCCATCAAAAATAAAGAGGTGATGATAATCACATGTAAGCCTGAAGAAGCAAGTTTCAAAGATTTAGAAGCGCCTAACTCTGCTAATTGGATAAGTTGGCTTAATTATTTAGAAGATAAATTTTACAAGCAGTTAGGAGTGCCTAAAGTTGTTTTAGGAGGAACTGCAGAGAATACTGAAGCATCTGCGAAAGTTGGAGTGATTTCTTATGAGCCTATTTGGGTAAGAGAGATTACAGAACTTGAGGCAGACATTTGGAATCAATTAGGAATTAAAATTAAGATTAATAAACAGCCTTCACTTATGGATAATATGCAAACAGATGAAGCTAAGAACACAGGACAAACTAAACTTGAATATCAAGGTTCACAATGAAATCACAAAAGAAAGAAATCATTTGGAATATTATTAATTCGCTTTTAGCTGGAGCTTTAGTTTTTCTTGGAGCTTTAACAACAGGAGAAATAACTGCTCAGAGTATCGGAGCGGCAATGATAGCCTCATTAATTGTAGCATGCACTCAGTTTAAAAGATACTGGGAAACTGAAGAAAAAGAATATCAACATAAAAAAACCTTTGGGAGTTTTATAGGAGTTTAAAATGCCAAGAAAAAAACCAATTTTAGCAAGAGATGTAAAAATCACAGGACCAGGAGCAATTTCTAAAGAACAATCTCAAGAAAATAGAAGTATTGAAGAAAAGGCAAAAGCTGCTGGGCAAGTTGGTGGTGATGTTTTAGCTGCTAGGCAAGAATCAGCAAAAGAAGCATCACAAGCAATACAGCAGAATATTCAAGCACAAGCAGTAGTGGAGAGCACACAGCCAACTATAGCAAGAGAAGCACCAACTGGAGTTATTAGTTCAGAAGGTCAAAAACAATTTAAAGCACAAGCACAAGGACCTTTTAGTGCCTCTACAATATCTAGTGCAGCAGCTGCAGCTTCAGGTGAAATGCTTTTTAAGAAAATTGAAACAAACCAAGATTTAACAGCCGAAGATACAGCAATGATTTCTCAACTGCAATTAAATGATTTAGACATCGCGCAAATTAAAGCAGGAAAAGCCCATATAAGCAAGTTTGCAGAAATGATTGACTCTGTCCCTCTACTTGGCAGAAGTAAAAGAGTTGCAGGCGTTTCTATTGGTGTTAATGATTTTATTGCAGAAACTCCATCTTCTAGCATTAATAAATTACTTGATGGAATGCAGGCATCAAAAACTAATATCGCTGTTTGGACTCAAGAAATACAAAATAATCCTCAAAAGGCTTCAACTTATTTACCTTTGATAGAACAACAAGAAAAAGAAATTTTAACTCTAGAAAGCCGTATTAAATTGATGTCTATACAGCAGACTTCTGTTCAGGCAAACCCGGAAATCTATAATAATATACAAAAAGAAATAAACGATATTCTTACTAAGACAGGCAGTGCAAAAACGGAGTTGCAGCTTTTGGGAATTAGATGACTCCACAAGAAGAAACTTTAAGGGAGAGAGAAGCTTTGATTGAAATGTATAAAGCTGGATTTCTAGATGGTTATTCTACTTGGAAAAAACTTAAAACTGATGATGATTATAAAACTCTCAATAAATTTTATAAACTAGATTTCTATAAAAGATTTGGAAAGAAAATAAATAAGGTTCTAAAAACTAAAAAGGAGGTTAAGAAAAATGAATGAGCCACAAATACCAAAACAGACTGAGGGGCAAGAGGCGAAAGAGACAACTGCGACTGATGAGACACAAGAGAGAATTAAGAAGATTAACGACGCAGCCGATAGACTCGAACAAGCTGAGAGAAGACTTTCTGAAAGAGAAAACTCTTTACGAGAAGCAGAAGCCATACACAGACTTGGAGGTCGAACAAACGCTGGACAGCTTAAACTAACTCCTGAAGAAGAAGCAAAAGCAGAAGCTCAAAAGATAGCTGATGAAATCGCTGGAGCCTTTAAGAGAAGATAAAATGCACCTTTATTTTTTTGTAAGAGGCAAGTTTGAACAAGTTGAGCTTTGGAAAGCTCACGCTCAAGTTGCGTATTGGAAATGGAGAAGAATAAACAAAGAAGGAAAAGAAGAAATAAAACTTGTTCAAGGATCACTTAGACCGTCTGTATTAGGAGCTTACGAATATATATTTCCTAAAGAAGCTATTGCAGAAGTATGTTCATTTTTTGGAATCGAAACAAATGAATCTTACGGCTTTAATAAGATCGGATTATACACTAGACACTTTTGCTTAAGAAAAATCTTTGGAGTTAGAAAAATTCCTAAGGAGATTTTAGAAAAAGCTAAAACTATCCCCAATACTTTTACAACCATGGAGTTTGAAAGGGGTGTTTCCAACTGTATTATTCCTGGAGTTAATTGTCATGTGATTGGAATTAAAGACGACGAATATAAATATTTTCCACAGTTTGGCTACACTCAAGAGGCAATATGAAAAAGTATAGATTTTGGAATTTATTATTATGGAAAACTTGGTTTGATATTGGGAATGGATGGACTGGATATTTAACAAAGGTTCTTATGGTTGTTGGAATTGGATTCGCTGTTGATAGTGTTAAAAATATTGGATTAATCTTTATTCTAGGAATTATATACGCTGGAATTAATTTTTTAATAGGATGGGCTTATATGAAGTATGGACTTTTTGAAACTCAACAGGAAATAAACAACATTTATAACCCATTTGTAAAAGAAACAAGAACATTTATAAACGGAAATAAAGAGCGAAAGATTTAAATATTAGGCACTACATTATTTCTTATGGCGAGAGAGGCGATATTAAGAGATACAAAACCTTTGGTTTCTAGAAGATACACTTGTGCAACTTCTACAGGAATAGCAAAAGGAACTTTTCTCACATTTGCTGACCCTTATCTTGCTAGTGCTTCTACTGGAACTGGTGATGTCTTTGCTGGTTTTGCTCATGCAGATGTGAATAAATCAACTGACACTGCTTTTAATACTGAAACTTCTGTAACTGCAGATAAAGGCGGGATTTATGAATTAGCAGCAAGCCTGGCTATAACTGCAGGACATTATGTTAAAACAGCAGCTCCTGGAAATTATGTTATGGAATGCACAGCAGCAGATATGGCTTCAAGTTTAGCTATCTTTGTAGGAATTGCTTTGGAAACTGCAAGTGATGGTGAAGTAATAAATGTTGAGGTATTACCATAATGACATTCTACGGGCCTGGAGAGGATAAACTTCGAGCAACATCTTATGACTTAGCAATTAAGCAAATTGCAAATTATTCTTATAAATTTAAACAGCTTGTTAGTGTTGTTTCTTCATCTTCTTGGAAAAATTATTTCTTTAGAGAACAAACAAGTGTTCCAACTGGACAAAGTGGAAATGCAATTAAAGGCATTCCTAGAGGTGCAGATTTTCCAAATGCAGTTTTAACATGGGAGCAAGTTAGTTCAAGAATTGACAAATATGGTTTATCAGGAACAATAGACCATGAAGATATTATTGCTGGAAATATTGATATGAGAAACAGAACAATTTTAAGAATAGCTGAAGGAGTTGCTAAGGCTGTAGATTCTGAAATCTATGCTGTTCTTAGTGAAAATGGAACACCAGCAAATATTTTAACTGGAGCATTACAAGGTGGATACTGGAATGAAACAAGTGCAGCTATTATAAAAGATTTGGCTGTAATGAAAGCACAAGTTCAGGCTTATTACGATAACGCTAAATCTTTCGCAGTTGTAATTAATCCTGCAACAGCTCCAAACATCTTACACTATATCTATGAAAAAGGAGCTCAAGCACAAACAAGCGGACAAGCTGCATTTAATGGAGAAATTGGAAACCCAGCTGGAGTTAGTGTTATAACCAGCGCTGTTGTTCCAGCAAGTTATGCTTTATTCTTAGTGCCTCAGACTTGCGCAACTTGGAAAAGTTTAATGCCTTTAGAGACTGACACAGAAACAAAACCTTTTATAGGAGATGTTATTAAGAGTTGTGAATATGGAGTTACTGAATTACACGAGCCTAAGCAAGTTGTTTATTTAAGAGTCTTAGTATAGAAAGATTTATTTAATTCTAGTTTCTTAATTTACTTATGGCGTTTAGAGGTAATGGTTTAAATGATATTTACGACAATGATTTAGAAGTTAAGAAAAGATTAACTACTAGAGACGGAACAATTTACACAACTCCAGTTAATAATTTAGATATTGTAAATAAAAAATATGTTGATGATGCTATTAGTGGTTTTACTCCTATAACTCTGCCTTTAAGCCATACAGATTCAGGGGAGATTACTGATGTGGGAACTAATACTCACACACAGATAGATACTCATATAGCTTCTACAGCTATTCACTTTACAGCAGCATCAGTTGACCATACTGCAATTCAGAACATAGGCACAAATTCACATCCAGCAATAGATACACACATAGCAAGTCAAGCAATTCATTTTACTCAAGCTTCAATAGACCATACAGCTATAACAAATATTGGGACTAATTCTCATGCTACTATTGATTCACATATTGCTGATACTTCAGACCCTCATGGGACTTTACTAACTCAAACTTATTTAAATGTGGCTTCTTGTGCAATAACAGCAGATAATACAACTGTTTCACAAGCATTTGTAAGAAACATAGTTTTTGGAACTTCTGCAACTCCTCCAACAGCTTCAAATTTTACACAAGGAACAATCTATATGAGGTATACCCCATGAAATCAAAACTAGAGGCTTGGCTTGAAGTGAAAAAGCATTTTGATAAATTCTATAGTTTAAGAGGAATAGCAAGAGATGATTATGCTCCTATCCTTAAAAGAGCTGCAAGTGATTACTGGTTTATTTATGGATCAAGATTTTATGTAAATAAAAAACCAGGTGAGAGGGATTAGATGGCTGCAATAAGAAAAGACATTTGTATGTTCTCTGAACCTTATTTATGTAATAATAGTTCATCTTTTGTTCCAACTGCAGGGAGTTATGGCTACACTAGATTTTATCCCTCTTATTTTGACCCAATCGACAGCATCTATTTTGAGTTTAGCATCAATGCTGTATTATATAATCAAGTTCCCTATGAAGGACCCCCTTTTGCTCAGGTTATAGTTTATGATAAAACTACAGGAAACACAATCTATACGAGCGGTTCTATAAGTTCAGGAGTTACAAGGACAAGAAGCAGTGATTTAAAAAGCCTCTTGACAGCCACAAGTGATTTATATGTTCAGATAAGAATAGTCAGGGGAGGGACAAACAGCAAGGCTTGGCTATGGTCTGCAAGATTAATAATCTATCAAACTCCGCCTATTTTAGCAACAGCAACTTATTTTCAGCTGGGAGAAGCTATTACAACAAAATCTGCATTAACAGAAATTTCAACTCCAAGAAGAATGGAATTAGATACAGATGATTATGATGGAACTATAGCTTATTCTTTTCATGCAACTGCAAAAGATACAGGATTTAATGATGTTACTGTTGAATTATATGATGTTACAAACTCTTCGGTTAAAAGTAGCGTAACAACTACAACCACAACATGGGAAATTTATGAGGATAACCCAACAGATAATTCTCTAGTGGATGGGGCTATTCATACCTGCAGGATTGGGGATGGGGTTGGAGTGGCTTTTTTAAATCTTGGAAATGCCCAGCTTATTATAAGGCAGACAGGAACTATAACTAAAACTGTTAATGCTCATCATGTTTTTGCAGGGCCTTTTTATGAGGCTGACACTTCTTATGATAGTCAGGAATTATATGAGAGTTATTATGACCCTGTTGATTATGATGGAGCAACTATAGCTCTTTATCATGAAGCCACTATTTACGCAGCAGGGGGAACAGGCTACATTAAAATCTTTAATACTGATGGAGATATAACTAATTCTGAATTAAGCGTTGCATCAACTTCTTATAACAGACTTTATTCTTTTGCACTAACAGAACCAACAAATGCTGATGAGATTTCTTTAGACCAAAAGATAGTGGGTGGGGGAGTAGGAGACCAAACATGGGTAAGCTCATCTAGAATTTATGTTAAAATGACAAGTATTCCTACAGGTATTAATATGCAGGCAAACATAGGGGATGTTTGGAAAGATAGTTCTCATTTAAATGTTAATGTTGGGGATGTGTGGAAAAGGATTGAGTCAGCTTCAGAAAATGTCGGTGATTCCTGGAAAACTATATTTTAAATAATAGAAACATTTAAATACTTGTTATATCTCTAATATGTATGACAAAAACACAAGACTTTACAATCAGAATAACACTTGAAGATTACCGACGAGCTAAGAGATTAATTAAGCCTTATCCAAATGAAAGTATGGCTAATTGGTTTAATAGATTGGTTAACAAAATTGAAAGGAGAGATGCAGTTTATTTAGATTAAAATGAAACTTAAAACTTTGAAGGATATGAATTTTGTAAAAGAAATGTATTTCGAAGATGGTGAAAACTCTTATTATCATCCTATAGAATTTGATACTGAAGATTTGAAAGAACTGAAACAAGAAGCAATTAAGTGGGTGAAAAGTATGTTAGAAGACACTTACTATGATCATCCAACTGAAATAAAATGGATCAAAGAATTCTTCAATCTCACAGAAGAGGATTTAAAATGAATTTATTAAGAAAATGGTTTTATTTAAGAAGATTAAAAATAGCAAGAAATAGATTTATTGAGCATGCCATTAAATTTCCATCTGATTGTGATGGAGAAATATTAAAAAACTTTTCATTAGAAGAAGAAAGTTTAAAAAAAACAGGGAAATTTATAAGAGAAAATAAACTAAAGGAGAAAAACTAAGATGAAAAAAGATAAATTGAAAGAAGAAATGTTAAAATGTAAAGAATGTAAGGTTATTAGTTTACACAATCCAAAACACCCTATTTGTAATTTTCATCAAGGAAAACTCTCCCAAAGAAAAGAAGATATTGAAATGTTTATAGAAGAACTAATTAAAAGCAAAAAGAAATATGGATTAGATTGGTGTGAGACATTATTTATTGAACATATAAAAAAGGAGTTGAAATGAAAAAAGATAAATTAGAAGAAGAAAATGAAATGATTGAACTAGCAAGACAAAGTGGTTATAATGAATGTTCTTATATGTTTGAGAATATGATTAATAAAACTTTAAAAGAAATTCCTTTATGTTCCAATCCTAATTGTGATTGTGATACTGCCTTAGCAAGATTATTAAAACAAAAACTAAAGGAGTTAAATGATAATAGAACTGAGAAGGAGGTAAAAGAACAATGAGTGAAGCAACGGAGAAACAAACTGCGATTTTACTTAAAAATGGCTTTAAAGAAACAGATATTGAAAGAATGAATAAAAAGGCTATTTCAGAAGAGATAGGCAAGATATTCAATAAAGGCAAAGACCCCTCAAAAATCGAGGCTATGGGGCAAATTGGGGCTACTGGGGGCATATCTGTGGTTAGTCACAAGTTTCAGAATGCTTATGAATTTGGACCTGCAGGAAACAGGCATACAATAAGATACTGGGATATTGCAGATTTAAAGGCACAAATGACTGAAATAGAGAATGCAGGCTTTTTGTATGAAACTGAAAAGATAAAGTAGGTTTAAACAACTGAAAAGCTAACATAAAACAAACCATTTAATTTTTGATTTTCATTTCTGATTTTTTGCTGTTGATGTGCGTTCATAGAATCAGGTTTGCACTGAATTAATCGAATTTCTTTAGTCTCTGGATTGATTGCAATAACATCAAAGGGTGAGTGAGAGCCAGCAGACCTTTGAGCAATAAAGCCCTTTTCCCGCATGATTTTAACATATTTGTATTCTTTTCTACGCCCTTTTTGATATTTAGAATTCATCTTGGAACTTTTTTAACTTTTAATCTCAAACAATTATTGCAAATCCATTTCTCATCAGGGTAAAGCCAGGTTAAAAGGTTTGGATGTTCAATAGGTTCTTTAATATTTACAACTGGCTTACAATCCTCAGCGGTTTCTTTTCTCCCACTTTTTCCACAAAACTCACATATTTTTATAGTTTCATCAATTTCAACTTCTCTTTTTCCTAATTTGCTTCTAATTGCATTTTCCGCAACTTGTGATATGTTTAATTCTGCTTGTTGTGCTTTCTTAACTAATTCACTATCTACACTAAGATTCAAATGTGTTTTATCACTCATCTTATTTCACTCTCAAATTTTATTATTTTAATATACTCTTTAACAAGCCTTTCACTAAATCCAAATTGCAGCTGTATTAATAAAATCAAGTCTTTTTCATTTAATTCAGGATTTTTTAAAATTACTTCTTTTGTTTGCTTAATCCTTTCAAGTCTATATTGTGATTTTAAACTCATACACACACAAACCCACACTCATATTTAAACTTTAATAACTACTTAGAAGTTGTGTGTGTGTAAGAAAGAGAAGAACCAAGAGTAAAGAATATTATACGTATATACGTATTACTATGATAATAGACTTATGATTAAATAGATTAAGATTTATCATCATTCAGGATGATTATTTATTGAAGAAAGACTTATTTATAAAGATTTGTGTGTTTGTTTAACACTCTCGTATTACCCACTCGTGGAGTGTGTAACACTTTCTTACTCAAGATATTGCTACTTAGTAATGTTTAAATAATTTGAATGCTTAGGAATCTTGCAGATTCCTTTTAGGCACTACATATTGATTTAACCACTACATTAGAACGCTTTCGTAAGAAAGTGTGTGTTTGGGAGTTAACTTTCTTACTCAAAACAGCCGTTTCTTTAAGCTTTATATTGCGATCGCCCCCACCCGATCGCCTATTGATGTCCTCTACGCTGTGTCAACCTATATACTATAACATATATATTACAACACACATATATTTATAAAGGAAACGTTAAGGTTCCTGTGTAATGTAGTGGGTAAATGCTAATTGTAGTGGATACGGCACGATGCAAGGGTTACGCTGTGTGGCTGTGTAATGAGATATTCGGTACACCGAATAACTCGCGATAGTTAGGTTCGAAGTATAAAGTTTGGGTTATCCACACAGAAAAAATTTTAAAATTTCAGAAAATTATATTAACCCCCGATTACTTAGGAAAGCTATGGATGAAATTAAGAAAACCTATATAAAACGGCTTTACGGAGGAGGATTGATT